GTACCACATTTTTAGCGTTAGCCTTTGAGACATACGATAGTCTCATACCGGATAACTCGGCTAAAAGTCGAGTTATTTCGGATAAAGCAGTTAAATCTAGTGGAATCCAAAGTTCTCCATCTTGCTCAAACAATAAATCTCGGATATTGTTTTCATGAATAGCAGCCTCTAAAGAGGTTATTACTCGTTCAAACTCATCCTCTAAGAGTTGGAGTTTTAAAATATTAAATTCATCTTCTGCTTCAAAGATCTCCGAAAGGAGAGCCTTAGTAGCAATAAGAGGAAATTTATGATAAAGCTCACAATCTTTAAGAGATTTATGTGTTCTACAAATATCATCAAATTCTCTATTAAACTTATCTCTATAAAATAGAATAAGTTCACTAATAAATCGAATTTGGTCAGATATTGGGTAGGCATTACGTTTACACAAACTATTAATATCCTGCCGTAAGGCAGCCATTAATTGTGAAACACTAAACGTGTTTTTCTCCACCTGTAAAGGTGAGGAAAGCATACATAGTAATGCATTAACCATTCTAGAAGGGATAATCCCTCTAGATAAATCACGTGAAAATAACCTCCAAGTACGAGGAGAGCTTACAGCTCGAATCATACTTATAGGATTATCTAACGTAATAAAACCTTTCCAAGCCAGTCTATTAACAAACTCAGCTTTTGCTGCAACGGAAGTTATTCCGGAGTAGACAGAAGTAAATCTATCTCTCAATTGAATAGAAAGAACTTCTTTCAATGAGATAGGTGACAGGTTAGTATGTCCTAAGATGTTTTGAGAGGCAAATTGAAAAAACTCTTTATTAGAGATAAAAGATTTAGCAAAACCAATTGTAATACCATGGTCTCTACAGACCTCAGTATATGATTGTGCAACATCTTTATCACCAATTATAATGTCATCACCTAACACTAAATAGTCTTTAAACGATTGACGATTTATTCGCCAAGCCGCATAAAACACTAAGAAGTGATGGACGATAGCAAGAGAACTCCACGACGATAAGGTCCCCATAGGTTGACCTCTTGAATAACGATATTTTGTTATTGTCTCTTGACCTAAAGAATCTTTTTCTTTAAAAAGATAATCTCTATCGACTAAAACTTTCATCCATAAATTCACAATATCCTTTTCAGGATTAATTGAATTCATCCAAGGTCGCAAGACCGAGGTATATAAGGATTGAGGTATTAAATCAGTAGCAGATTTTAGGTCATAAGAAGCAATAAAATCATGATGTCGCGATGAAAATTCTTCTACTTTACCTAATTGATTAAAGGTAGCATCACTAGGAACGAGTTTTAATATATCAAACATTGAATCCTGAAGAGGCCGTAAGGCCACTTGAGTCCAATAATCTGATATAGCAAAAACTCGAATTTTCCCAGCTGCTTCTTCTTTAATCGCTAATTTACCCATTGAAACTTTTTCAACGGCTTCTTCAGCATTAGATGAAGTAAATAGAGGATCATCACGAAATAAATCAGGAATCTGAGCCTTATAAAGCCCAGCAAAATATCTTATCTTAAGAATAAACTCTTGAACTCCATCTACTCTGATATTACGAGGTCCTAAAGGACCCGAACATACAGCATGTAAATATTCCATTAAAGGAGTATTTTTCATATCATGAAATAAAGCACTAAAAGGTGCCGACATCCATGAAGTATTGTGAGTGGGGCTTGCCGTTGAAATTAATGGAAGGTCACTTGGATCTAAACTAAAATCACACTTAATTCTTGAAGGATTAATGAAATCCCAGAATAAAGGCACAGCTTTATGAATATTGTAAAAATCTGAGAAATCATAATTAATGAGTCTCATATTTTCACCTTTTTCATTTAACGGTGTGTTATCGATAAACTCTTTAAGAGAAAATCGAGGAGCAGTGATTGAAGATAAATCCGGTTTTCCATATTTACCAACTAATCCTTTATATGAAGAGAAAAGAGTAACTAAAACTCGGGTATATAAAATATTCCCTTGTCGAAGTAATCTTCTCATATTCACAGGAAGGAAAGCGGGTAAACCATTAATTAGTTTAATTCTTTGTCCTAACTCTTGTGTGTGGCTCATAGGATTACCAGAAATGTATTGTAAAATACAAATTGAAGTAATCTTCATTATTAAAATAACTTGGTTTATACCTCGTGTTTTTAATAATAACGCGAATTGTTTACCTAATTTTCTGATGAATATTTTATTCACGGAACTGGATTTCATTCCCATCCAACCTAATACATGATTGTAATAGGAAAGGATGAAAAGGTCGAAGTTTCCTTCAACGGAGATCATAGATTCTTTAAGTTTCCAACCAGGAATTAGGTCGAAAAGAAAATCCTTAGAAAATTTTTCGGTATTCACTATAAAGGGGGATCTTTGTCCTTCTTTAGAAAGATCAGGAAATTTTCTAAGCACACTCATAGGTGTATCCCGAGGAGTTGCAATGACATCTAACGATGATTCATTAGACAACATTACTCGTAATAATTTATTATACTCACTTTCAGTAAGATACAATAACTCATTAGAGTTAACTGGATCACGGATAATATACCCTTTTTTGGTATGCTCAGCCCATGAAATATCTCTCGATAATTCATAGTGAGTCCGTTGAAATAATAAGAAAGTAACTTTCATATGTTAAATTGTGCTACGTTAGTAGAGTTTAACTATGGATGTAAAGGTAATACAATAACTTATTAATTATAAATTGAAGATAAATGACAAGCATTACCAAATATACGTAATGTTTTTCGATGTTGCTTATCCAAGAATTTGTTGAAAGGGTTGGTAAGGCCCACATTAAAGTCCTGTTAAGGATATTTACATGCTTATCAATCAAACCAAAGAATGGCTAATCTAGCAAAAATCTTAATCCCATAATAAGTTAAAGATATCTAATCACATAGAAAAGTTATCTAAAACGTATGGAAATAAAGAAAATAATTCTCTTTGCCACCCGAAGATGGGGGAGTAGATCACTCCTCTAGAACCGGCTTTCAAGCATATCTTTACAACATACTTTCCTGACGGTTACCGTATAGGCAGGATCCCTTGGGAAGGTTTGTA